TTTGAAGCTACTGGCTATGTGGATGATAACGATACTATTGCTGTTCTCGGAGATGAAACAGCTTCAGCATAAGTTATGGCTATATTTAATTTTGGTCCAGCTACCATAACGCATAATTCAGTGGATTTGGGAAAGACTGTCGGTGGTGGCAGTCTTTCCCTTGATGTTCACTCTTATGTTAAACTACGTACAAAAGAAAAAGTAGATATTGTTTATGGTGGATCTGGACAATTAAATTTATTCAGTTGGGATACTAATATTCAGCTTACTGGTGATATTACTTTATTAAACTATGCTAAAACTGTTATTACATGCACCGATATGATTATAACTTTATATAACAACAAGTTTACTATAAATTCTGCAATTATGTTTGGTACATATGAACAACGACCTTTTACTTTGGATTTTAGCTTTATGGCAGATGATTCTAGCTTTGCTAGGATTATAGATATAACTAACGTATAATAAAGGAGAAGAGTCATGGCAAAAAAGATTGTAAACATTGATGAATTTTTAGATGAAAATTCGATTGAATTTACATTAAATGGTAAAAAGTATCTTGTCAAAGATGTTGATGTAAGTTTTGAGGCAATGGACATGGAAAATACGGATAAAAGAGAGATTCTTGCAAACGTATTGCAATGCGATGTAAAAGAATTAGAAAAAGTAGGATTGCTTGCTATTACTAAGGTTCTGAGTGTAATTACTGAAAATTTCTCCCAAGGAGTTTCTCAAGTGCAGTTATCTCCAGAATCGAACGAGCAGGGACCATCGCACACGTCTTAAACATTGAATTTGAAAAAGCCTTAACGCTTCCTACTGCTAAACTTATTGTTTACTTTAATGAAGCGTTAAGGCAAAAAGCAATAGATGCTATAATGTTAGGATTATTGTTCGAGTCAAAGGATAAAAAACTTGAGAAGCTCCTTAAAATACATGGACATTATACTGAAGGTTTTTATGATAATGAGCGTAAAAAACTTAAACAGTATTTATCTACGAGGTAGAAATGCCTAAGTATGAAATTGACTTTGATGCTAATTTTGAAGAGCTTATTAAACAAGTTAATAAGATAGAAAAAGCTGTCGGTAAACTTGTTAAGAAAAAGCCCTTTGAAGGAATGAAAGAAGAAGCAGATACATTAACTAGGAAACTTACGCAATTAAGAAAAGCATTAAATATAAATATGGCTGCTAAAGGTGCAAGTCTTCGTGAATTAACTAGGTTGTCTGTAGATGAAACAGAAGAGCTAGGACGAGTCACTAAACAAACAGCTAATGAAATGAAAGCATTAGATAAAGATATGACTTTTATGTTTGATGCTAAGAAAAAATCTGACCAACTTATAGACAAGTTAGGAAATACTACTGCACAGTTAGCAGATAAGACAAAAAAAGCAGGACAAAGTGTAAGTCATTTTACAAAAGAAACAAAAAAGTTTAAGCCTCAAGGTGAGGCTTATGCAGGTGTGCTTAATTCTTGGTGGCAGACATTTGGTAGGGTTGCAATAGGTTTTACTATAGCATATCGTGCTATGAATGCTTTTGAAGCATTACTTAGTAAAACATCTGAAACAATAAAACAAGCAATTTTAGATGCTGGTGAATTAGCTGCTTTACAGGCTAAACTTGCAATGTTTGCTAATATGGCAAGCAATGGCACTATCACATTTGAAGAAGGTTTTGCTAATGCAAGTGCAGTTGTAAATGGCTTAGCTGATGCTAGTATTAAGTCCATTAGCTCTATGAAAGAGCTTAGTGTAGCTATGGATGAAGTCGCACAGCAAGGTGTGATTATTCCTGCTAAAATGACTGAGTCATTTGCTTATTTTGTAGACTATACACTACTTGTGGCACGTACCACTGGTGATTCAGCTAAACAGTTACGTTCAGAGATTACAGGTCTTATGGATGGTCAGATGAGAGCATCTAATGTTCTTTTACGTACTATGAAGAATATGGGTATTCTTAGTACAAAAGAAATAAAAGACCTTCGTAATATGACTAATCGAGCTGAAATATTTAATAAAGTTGTAGAGGCTATCGCATCAAATCAGAAAAAAGTTAATAGGCTTATGATAGAACAAGACCCAACTACAGGTTATGCTGTATGGGAAAAAAGCATAAGACGAGTTCTTACTGTAAGTATTCAGTTAGTAAGCCAACTTAAAGAAACACAAAATATTTTTGGAGAAGTTTTTCTAAAACATATAGAAAAATGGAATGAAGAATTTAGTAATATAGCTAATAATAAAGATATGGGCAGGTTTATGGTTATGATGGATAAACTTGCCGGAGCTCTTGATATAGTATTAACAGCATTTGAAAGAGTAGTAAAAGCAGTAGCAGCATTATTTACTGCATTTGATAACTTATCAGGACCAATAAAAATAGTATTAAAATATTTTTTATACACTGAAGTCTTTTTCTTAGCTGTAAAAGCTACTAAATTACTTACAGCTGCAATAAAGGCACTAATTGTAAGTCAGACTATAGCGATAGGAAAATTTGCACTGACTGCTATAAAACTAGGAGCTATAGTAATTGCAGCGGGTTTAGTTATTGGCACATTTTATGCTATAGTTACAGCAATACGTGTTTTAATTCCTAGCATTAAAGAATTTATCCAAAACATAAAAGACCTTATAAAAGATATAGCAGAATTTTTCTCTCCTGTATCTAAATTCTTTGACAAATTGCATCATAAAATAAAAGAAATATTAGAAGCAACCAAAAAAGCTGGAAAAGATTTAAGAAAGCAAAGTGAAGAGAACCATAAAGGATTTAAGCAACAATTTGAAGGAAATCAACTAAAACCAGGTTTTATAAGTAAACTTATAGATAAAGAACCATTACAAGGTGCTGAAGATAGCATAGAACATTGGCGAAAAGTTAATGAGAAAGCTATTGAGGATTTAAAAGCAGATATTAATAGTATGTTTTTCATAGACCCGCCTAAGCCTACTTTTGCAGATACATTTAAAGAAACAATGAAAGAAGATTTTGCAAAAATACGTGCATTTATTGCTAGTGTAAGTGAAGAAGCAGCACAAATGTTTGATAAGCTATTTAATCCAAAATATTTGCCTGGAAGCACATCTACAGATGGCAAAGACTCAGTTATAGTTAATCCTGTAAAAGAACTTAACTTACAACTTGAAAAAGCAGAAGGAAACACAAAAGATTTATTTACACAGTTGACAAAGCTAGTTGCTTTAGATACGGATTATGACTTCGATATCGGTCTTACCGCTGCTATGACTGAAGTAGAAACAAAGATAAAAGACCTAGAATTAGACCTTAAAAATGCTTTTGCATCTTTTAAATATGCTTTAAGCAAAGGACTAGATGATGAAAGCAACGATCTTCTTGTTTATATAGCTAAGTTACAAGCAGAATTAGATGAACTGAAAAAAGACCTTAAGGATATGCCAGATACATTGAAAACTGCATTTAATACACAATACCTTAAAGACTTTAAAGAAAAGAAAGAACAAATAGAATTTAGCAATCGTTATGATCCTTATGCCAAAGCAAAAGAAATGCGAGCATTAATGAATGAATATAATGCAAAAATTGCAGGATATGTACCTGAAACAAAAGAAGGACTTAAAGCTCTTACAGATATGAAAAAAGAACTTTCTGCAACTGCTACTGAAGCTACAGATTTTAAATCTAGTATTGCAGGAGCATTTAAGTCATTTGCAGAATATAATCCTTTTGAAGGGTTTAAAGATGCTGTTGGTGATGCTTTAGGTTCTATGGAAGATGCTTTAATAGATTTTACTGATACAGGTAAGATGGCATGGAGAGATATGATAGATGCCATGATGAAAGATTTACTTAGACTTGTTATTCGTATGGCTATACTTCAACCAATAGCAGCATCAATAACTTCAGGTTTAAGTGGATTAAGTTTCGCTGAAGGTGGAACTATAAGTGAGCATGTTGTTGGTGTTGGTCTTTCGTCTGGTCGCCGCTATGATATAGGAGAAGCAGGAGAAAATGAAGAAGTAATTCCGCATTCAAAACTTAAAGGTGGTAAAGGGGATGTAACTGTAAATGTATATAATGCTCCTTCTACACCAGAAACAAATGTATCTACAGATAAACAAGGTAATACTAGAATAGACCTGATGTTCGATAATATGATAGGTCAGTCTGCCGTAGATGGTTCTCTTGGAAAAGTATTAAAAAACATGTATGGTTTAAAACCTAGACTTACAGGGAGATAATATGGCTAGTTGGAATGCTGGATTACCTAGTGAGTTTATGGAAGAAGGTTATGATGAAACATTACCTGATGGAACAATACGTTTTGGTAATGATATAGGACCAGCTAGTGTCCGCCGTGTAACATCCGCTAATATAACAAAAATTAAAGGTCAGATGTTACTTACATCATATCAGACAAGTTTAATGACTACACAATACCAGACAACATGTGCTTTTGGTGCTACTGCTGTAACTTGGGTGCATCCTCGTACTGGAGTTGTTGCAGATTTACGTTTTACTGCCCCTCCTCATTATACACCTGCTGGCGGAAATTATTATATAGCACAACTTGAAATGGAGATACTACCATGAGTCGTGAAACTTCTTTAACTTTTCGACAAGCAGTAAATTCACAAGGTTCTGATGAAATATTCATTTTACTTATAACTTTAGATCATGAAACATTAGAAGATTCTATTCGTATTTGTTCTGGAGGTCAGAACATTGTTCATCTTGGCGATACATATATTTACTATCCTTTTGATATGAAAATACCTGATGATACAGCTGACAATGTACCTCAAGCAACACTTATAATAGAAAATATAACTCCTACTATTATAACAGCACTTCGTAGCATATCTAGTGAAATAAGTGTTAATATTAAACTTATTCTTGCCAGTGATCCTGATACTATTGAAATAGAATTTACAGATATGTTTATAAGTCATATATCTTATAATGCTCTTACCATAGAAGCTACTATAAAAGCAGAAAACTATTTAACATCATATTTAGTAAAAGATTCTTTTGTGCCTTCTCAATTTCCAGGATTATTCTAATGTTTAATAAATATATAGGTATCCCTTACAAAGATAAAGGCAGAGATTTTAATGGGTGTGATTGTTGGGGTATAGTGCAACTTGTTTATAAACATGAACTAAATATTTTACTTCCTTCTTATATTGAAGATTATGCATCTATAGAAGAATTAAAAGAGATAGAACTTCTTATTAAAGATCAACTTATTAATTGGCAACAAGTTGACAAACCTATTACTTTTGATATAATTATCATGAACATAATAGGTAGTCCAGTACATACTGGTGTTATTATAAATAATACTTATATGATACATACATTACCTGGACATGATTCAGTATGTGATAAATATTATGATCCTAGATGGAAAAAGAGAATACAAGGATTTTATCGTTACAAGGAGATATTAAGTGGAAAACAATAAAGTTCTTATTACAGCTTCTCCTCATCCTTTTCAACATAAACCTATAATAACATCTGCATTGCCTAATCAAATTCTTGCAGATGTATTAGATAAATCAGGTATAACTTTTTATGCATATAGTGATCTACGTGTTCTTGTTAATGGCATTTTAATCACAAAAGAACAGTATGAAACATTAATAGTAAAAGAAAATGATATAATAACAGTAAAAGCTGTTCCTCATGGAGGAGGAGGAAAAAACATTTTACGCGTAGTAGCGATGATAGCTATTACTGCTATAACCTTTGGTGCAGGTTCATTTTTAGGTCTTGGATATTTAACAGCTTATGGTTTAGGTCTTGAAGCACTTGGAAGTGTTGGATTCCAAATAGCTACTTTTGCTTTTAGTGCTGCCTGGTTTGCAGGAGGTATGTCACTTATAAATGCTATTTGCCCTGTAAAAACACCCACAGAAGGTTTAACTAACGCCTATGATGGAAAAACATCACAAAGTTATGCTTTATCATTGCCTTCAAACAAGTCAAATATTTGGGGACCAGTACCTCTTCTTTTAGGGCACCATAGATTTTATCCTCCTTATGCTGCAAAACCATATACATCAGTTGATGGAGAAAACCAGTTCTTACATTTATTATTCTGTGCAGGTTATAATAATGTTACACTTGATGAGTTTAAATTAGGTGAAACAGACATAACCGAATACATGGATACAGATGATTTAGATCGACTCGAAATGAAAATACATTATGGTTTTGATCCATCTATAGATGAATTTGAATTAGTAAAAGATAATGTAGATGAAACACCTCTTTCGATTGAATTACTAGAAACAGAAAGTTGGAATCTTCGTACTACAGAAGAAGATGTAACTGAGATAAGTGTAGATATTACAGCTCCTAAAGGCATGTATGCTATAAATGAAATGTCTGGAGCTAAAGAATCCAGAACAGTAAATTTTGAAATACAATATGCGCCTACAGGAACATCTGATTGGTCTATAGCTAGTGCCGGAGAAGCATTTCTAGCACGAAATGCAGATGTGTCACAGCCAACAGTAAGTTATACTGTAGATATGTATGGTAATCTTGAAGAAACAACAGGATATAGTTATACTCGTATTGGTTTAGATAAAGCTACAGGAGAAATAAAAACAACTGAAAATCCTGGCACAAATAGTATTGCAAATGCTAAGGCATATTGTCCAAGTTTAGGTAAATATATAGCACCTGTATGTGGAGTATTACGAAATAGTGCTAATACAGATATTGTAATAGATGACCTGCGTACTGATGAACTAGATAGAGAAAATACAACTGATTTTTTAGCGTCTGTAAATGGAACATCGGGCGTAACAATAGCAGCTGGAACTTTATATTTTAGGCCATATATTAGAGGAAAGAGTCCAGATATAATTCGCCGTTCTTATAGATTTAAAGTAACTAGTGGACAATATGATGTACGAGTACGAAGAACTACTGCTGATACTGAATCTTCAAAAGTTTTTGATGAAATTTACTGGACATCACTTCGTTCATATTCTTCTGCTCCTATTGTAGATATTACAGGCTTAATTCTCATTGAAATGCGTATTAAAGCATCTGATACCTTAAATGGATCAGTAGAAGACTTTAACTTTGTATATAAATCTAATATTTTAGATTGGGATTCTACTGGTGAAACTTGGGTAACAAGAGGCACAAATAATCCGGCGTCTATTATACGGGAATTACTACAAGGTAGTTTTAATGCTAATCCAAGAACAAATGCACAGATAAATCTAACAGAACTACAAGAATTCCATGAATATTGTGCTGATAATAGTTTCAGTTTTAACATGCCTATTGATTATAATATTAGTTTAAAAGAAGCATTAGATCTAGTAGCTAGTGTAGGTAGAGCATCACATACTACGAAAAATGGTAAGCATACTGTTGTAGTAGACAGAGTAAAAGATAATATAATTCAACATTTTACAGCTAGAAATACACGCAACTTTTCAGCTGTAAAAACATTCACACAATTACCACATGCATATAGAATAGTTTTCGCTGATGAAAATTCCTCTTGGAATACAACTGAATTTTTAGTGTATGCTGATGGTTATGGTACAGGTTCGGGTGATACTCCTGCTACATATATTCAAACGCTAGATTTAAAAGGCATTACTAATAGCAATCTTATATGGAAACAAGGGCGTTTTCATTTAGCTCAGCAACAACTTAGACCTGAAACATACTCAATAGAAACTGATATAGATAATATAATATGCACAAGAGGCGATAGAGTAAAAGTACAACACTATGCACCTTTATGGGGTCTAGGTACAGGACGAGTTAAATCAGTTACTATAGATGGATCATATACTACAGCTATTACAGTAGACGAGATATTTACAACTGAAGCTGAAACAGATTATGCTATAAGATGTAGACTTGCTGATGGTACTTCTGTTTATTCTGCTGTAACTTGTGAAGTCGGAGAAATAAGTGAACTTACTTTTGAATCACCTATATTAACAGCTAATGCCCCAGCAGTAGGTGATCTAGTATCTTTTGGTGAACTTGGATATGAAATGGTAGACTGTATAGTTCTTACCATTAAACCAGGAGATAATTTAACAGCGGTATTAGAATTAGTTGATTATTCACCTGCTATATTTGATGCGGATACAGGAGAAATACCTGAGTTTGATCCTTTTATTTCCAGTCCTGTAGAACCGTCAACACCTACTATATCATATGTGCGTTCAGATGATAATGCTCTTTATAGGTCTAGTGATGGTACACTTATTCCTAGAATAATGGCATATCTACAGGCTCCTGCCGGTATAGATATGCATAAGATAAACGCTATACAAGGACAAATACGAGAATACTCAGCTGTAGAAGTTTATGACCATCCTTGGGAAAATTTACCTTCTGTAACTAAAGATACCAGAGAAATTTCTATAATGCCAGTAGAAGTTGGACATACATATAGATTACGTTTTAGATATCTATTCAATGATGGAACAACTAGTAGTTGGTGTACTGAAAATATACATACAGTTGTAGGTGCTACTGGCGCACCAAGTGATCCTACTTTTGATGATGGTGCTACAGTTTTTGAATATTCTTATATTAAATTTGTTATTAATGGAGTAGCAGACCTTGATTTACAATACTATGAAATACGAAGAGATACTAACTTTGGCACTATTGATAGTAATTTCGTCGGACGCACTAATTCAGAAACTTTAATGTATACTGGTCCTATTACAGCAACAGACACATATTATATAAAAGCAAGAAATACAGCTGGTGTATGGTCTGCTAATTCAGATTCAATTGCATCAGTATTCGATGCAATTAGTATAGAAAATTTCGATGGAGACTTTTATACTAATGAATGTCATCTTACTTGGAAAGCAGTTGCTAAAGACTCTATAGATCATTATGTATTAAATTTCTATAGTGAAATTGAACGTAGTAACTTGATCGGAACATCAGGTGAAATATATACAACACACTGGATTCTGACAGAAACAGCCAATTATACAATGAATTCAGGTTATAATCGTAACGTGTATGCTACACTTTCAGCTGTTGATTCTCTTGGAAGAACAGTTACCAGTGATCTTGATATATCTAATGATGTTCCAAATGCACCAAGTACACCTACTCTTACACCAGGACTTCGTACACTTACTGTTAGATGGACTCCCATAGCTGATGTAGACATTATTTCTTATGATGTAGCATTTGATACTAATGCTGATCCTACTACTATATACAATACTACTAATACACAGATTACATTCACTAAC